ATGGTGACCGAGCGCAACACCTGCGCCGGCGGAACTGCGCGTCCGCCGGTCGCAACTAAGAAGCCGCGCAAGAAAGCCGTCAAAATTACTCCACGCCAACGCAAGGAAGCAGGAGAGGAACAACTCAACAAACACTGGCGTACGTATTTTCTGCAGGCGCTGGCCGAAACGTCGAACGTGCGACTTTCGGCTCTACAGTGTGGGGCCTCCCCCAGCCGGGCCTACAAGGCGCGCCGCGAAGACCCTGAATTTAGAGCCGCATGGAGCGCGGCTTTGCTGGAGGGATACGAGCATCTCGAAATGGAGGTGCTGGGCTATCTGCGTTCACCTGATCCCGACCGGAAGCTGGATGTAGGCGCAGCCATCCGTGCAATCAGCCTCCACCGTGAAACCATCGCAGCGGAGCGGGCGCGCGCTGGTGGTCGTGACGAGCAGGCGGTACTCGATTCCATCGACGCGATGATCGACCAGATGCGTGAACGCCGCGCGGCCAGCGTCGCGTTGAGCGCAGAAGCGGCATCGGCGTGACGGCCGAAAGGCGACGGGACGCTCTCCTCTCATTGCAACCAGCCGAGCGACGCGCGTTGCTGCGCGCCATGAACCATGAGCAGTTGAGCGCACTTCGCACGCACTGGCAGCTGTGGGCGCACGAAGGACAATTGGCGCCGCCAGGTGACTGGCTGGGATGGCTCATTCTGGCCGGGCGCGGTTTTGGCAAGACGCGCGCTGGCGCGGAATGGGTGCGGGCGATTGCCTCCAATGATGGAACCGCGCGCATTGCGCTTGTGGCTGCGTCACTGGGCGACGCGCGAAGCGTGATGGTCGAAGGCCCTGCCGGATTACTGGCGGTAGCGCCTGAAAATGCACGTCCAGTGTTCAAGCCATCTACCCGTGAACTGCAATGGCCCAGCGGCGCCACCGCCACGCTCTATTCGGCGGCTGAGCCCGACAGCCTACGCGGTCCTCAGCATAGCCATGCATGGTGTGACGAGGTCGGCAAATGGAGCCAGGCCGCTGGCCGCGCGGAAGCTGCGTGGGACAACTTGCTGCTGGGGCTGAGACTGGGCGAAATGCCGAAGCTCGTCGCCACGACTACGCCGCGTTCGGTGCCTTTGATCAGGCGACTGACAGCGAGCGAAAACATCGTGGTGAGCCGAGGTACGACGCAGGCCAATGCCGACAATCTGCCCACGGGTTTCCTTCGCTCCATCAGAACGCAGTTTGGCCATTCCCTGCTTGCCAGACAGGAAATCGACGGGGAACTGATCGAGGATATAGAAGGCGCCCTGTGGAGCCGGGAACTGCTGGAGCGACGCCGGGAGGATGGCACCAGCGGCAGCGCTCCGTCGCCCGCCTTGCGGGTGGTGATCGGTGTCGATCCACCAGCATCCAGCGAAGGCGACGCCTGCGGGATCGTGGTCTGTGCCCTGTGCGAGGACGGGATCGCGCGTGTCCTGGCAGATTGTTCCGTGCAGCGACCCACACCAGAGCGCTGGGCGCGCGCCGTTGCTGACGCGGCGCGCGCCTGGGATGCCGACCGCGTGGTGGCGGAGGCAAACAATGGCGGCGCCATGGTCCGGTCAGTGCTGCACGCCGCTGAAATCACGCTCCCCGTGCGGCTGGTCCACGCCAGCCGCGGAAAGGCAGCGCGCGCAGAGCCTGTGGCTGCGCTCTATGAGGCGGGTCGCGTGCTACACGCGGGCCAGTTTCCGATGCTGGAGGACGAGATGTGCGGGATTCTTGCAGCTGGCGGCTATCAGGGGCCAGGCCGATCACCCGACCGCGCTGATGCGCTCGTCTGGGCTCTCACAGAACTCATGCTGGGTCGCCACGGCACGGCACGGGTGCGCGTGGTGTAAGTTATCGAATGCGGTCGCGCAGCCGGATAACGCGGGCGGTTACGTCGAGCTGCTCCTCGGCTTCAGGCACACTGTCATAGCGGTAATTGCGCGGAGCGGAGACCTTGAGCCGGCTACCTATGGAATCTACCAGCGCGCCGGATGTGAGCGGCGCAGAAAATTCGATGCCGCACCAGGATCCGTCAACCCAGGCCGCCCGCCCTTCAAGCGAACTCTCGCCGCAATGGAGCTGCACGACTTCATCAACCTGCGGCAAATCCGCCGCTTCGATAAGCGCACCAGCCGCAGAAATGTCCCGGATGCGAACCTCACGGCTCTCACCGCCCGCCTCGAGGTGAGCGACCAGAAGGACGCGTGAGCGCTTCGCCGTCCGCTTCTGCAATGCAACCGGCACGATCCAATGCCCTCCGAAACCGCCGCCTGCTTAGGTCAGGCTGCCAAAGATCGGGTTAACGCCCCGCACCCTGCCAGAACTCCTTACCTCCACGCACCTCAACAAGGGAACGCCGATGTCTTTCCTTTCCACAATCGCTTCCGCCTTCAAGGGCGGCGGCGAATGCCGCGTGCCATTGGCTCGCTCGTTTGTTTCGCCATGGTCGTTTGCGCTGGAACCGACACCGTTCGAGTACCGCGGCGCGGTGCGGCGGGCTTTCCTCGAAAACCCGGTGGCGCAGCGCGCGGTGCGGCTGGTAGCTGAAGGCGCAGGCCAGGTCCCGCTGAATCCCGCAGAACCCGCCGCTCTCAAGCTGGTGGCGGCTACAAGCGCGGGGCAGAGCCTGATCGAAACGCTGGCCTGCCACCTGCTTCTTCACGGGAATGGCTATGTGCAGGTTATGCGCGATGGTGCCGGACGACCGGTGGAACTGTTCGCGCTGCGGCCGGAACGGGTTGCCGTGGTGGCGGGCGAAGATGGATGGCCAGCCGCCTGGCGCTACACCGTTGGCGACAAGGTGCTGACACTGCCAGTGGAGGACAGTGACGGATGGCCCAACGTCATCCATCTGAAATCGCTTCATCCGGCAGACGATCACTATGGCGCGGGATGCCTGACTGCTGCAGCCCAAGCGGTGGCGATCCACAACGCTGCCAGCGCCTGGAACCGCGCCCTCCTTGAAAACGCAGCACGGCCCAGCGGCGCGCTGACGATGGACGGCGGCGAGGGAAACACGCTGACACCCGACCAGTTCGACAGGCTGAAGGGCGAACTGGAAGCAGCCTTTGCCGGGGCGGGTAACGCAGGACGGCCAATGCTGCTGGAAGGTGGATTAAAGTGGCAGAGCCTGTCGCTCAGCCCCGCCGACATGGACTTTGCGGAACTGAAAGCCGCAGCTGCTCGCGACATCGCGCTGGCGTTTGGTGTGCCGCCTATGCTGCTGGGGCTGCCCGGCGACAACACCTATTCCAACTATCGTGAGGCAAGCCGGGCGCTGTGGCGTCTCACGTTGCTGCCGCTGGCCGGAAAAATCCTGAGCGGTCTGTCCGAGGGACTGGAGCCCTGGTTTCCGGACCTGGACCTGACGGTCGATCTGGACCGGGTGCCCGCCCTCGCGGAAGACCGGGAAAAACTGTGGGCGCAAGTCAGCTCTGCAGACTTCCTCAACCGCGACGAAAAACGCGCCCTGCTGGGCCTGTGCTTTCAGCACGGAGAAAAGCGATGAGCGAGGATACCGCGTTCAGGGGCGAGATGCTCGCCCGCCTGATTGCGCACACCGCGGGCGATAGTGGCGAACTGGTGACTCTTCGCGCGATTGTCGAAGAGGCGAGCGAGCTTGGCGCCAACCGGGTTCTTTCTCGCCTCGGGCTGGCCGATGACAGCGCGGAGAAGGACATCGACGAATTGCGCGAGTTGCTGGCCGCCTGGCGCGCGGCAAAGGCAAGTGCTCGCAAGGCCGTGCTGGCATGGGCCGCGCGCGGGCTGACGGCGTTGCTGCTGATCGGCCTGGCTGTGAGATTTGGCTTTCCGGGAATACTGAAGTGATGCGGATCGCGGGCTACGCTGCATTGTTTAACGTGGCTGACGGTGCGCGAGATATCATCCTACCGGGTGCATTTTCCCGAACGCTCGTTGAGCGGGCAGAGGACCTGCCGCTGTTCTGGCAACACCGGCCTTACGCCCGGATCGGTACGATTCAGAACATCGCGGAAGACGCGCGCGGTTTGCGAGTGATTGCCCGAATTGAGCGCGCCGCCAGCCGTGCCGCAACGCTGCTTTCAACCCGCGCCGTGAGTGGCCTCAGTTTCGGATATCGTGCGCAGCGTTACCGCCCCACTCCTGCGGGCCGCTTGCTGTACGACATCGAGCTGTTCGAGATCAGCCTGGTCACGCATCCCCTGCAACCACGCGCCCGAGTCCACATGACCGCGTGATCTGACCAGCCAAAGTTCAACCGGCCGCCTTCGGGCGGCTTTTTTGTGCCCGCAAGGAAAGGTGGCATTTGATGGATATCGATAACGAGACCGGCGCTCTGGAAGCATCGTTTGATCTGGTCGCAAGGCAGGACGAAGCCGACAAGGCAATCGCCGAGCTGCGCACCGACGTTGACGAAGTGAAGGGTCGGATCGACCGGATGGGCCGCGCTGCCAAGGCCCCGATCGGCGGAAGCGACGATCAAAGCGTCGAGGTAAAAAGCTTCGTCAATGGCTACCTGAGGAACGGCAGGGAAACCGAGGTAAAGTCCATACGGGGCACCGTGTCCGGCGACGGCGGCTACGCCGTCCCGCGCGAAATCGACGCAGCCCTTGCCCGGCAGATGGCAGAGGTCATCCCGATCCGCCGCATCGCACAGGTCGTACAGGTCGGCAGTGCGGGTTACCGTAAGCTTGTCACTTTGGGCGGAACAGCAAGCGGCTGGGTGAGCGAGACTGCGGCTCGCCCCGAAACGGCCACTCCCAGCTTCGCTGAAATCGCCCCGCCTACCGGAGAGCTCTATGCAAGCCCTGCCGCGAGCCAGGCGATGCTGGACGACGCCGCATTTGACCTTGAAGGCTGGCTTGCGAGCGAGATCGCCAGCGAATTTGCCCGCGCGGAGGGCGCTGTCTTCGTCAGCGGCAATGGGACAGATCGGCCCAAGGGTTTCCTTGCCGCCCCGGTTTCAGCGGCGGTGGATGCGGTGCGCGCTTTCGGCACGATGCAGTACATCGGCAGCGGCGAGGCAGCGGACCTTGGCGACGATGCCGACCTGACACTGATCGACCTCGTCCATTCGCTGAAGGCCGGATACAGGCAGGGCGCAAGCTGGGTAATGAACTCAGCCACCCTGGCAGCCGTGCGCAAGCTGAGGACCAGCGACGGGGCCTTCCTGTGGCAGGGATCGATGGCTGAAGGTCAGCCCGATCGTCTGCTGGGATATCCGGTGGTAGAGGCCGAAGACATGCCGGATGTGGCGGCCGATGCCTTCCCGATAGCGTTCGGCAATTTTCGTGCAGGCTATCTGATCGCCGAACGCAGCGCGACGGCGATTCTGCGCGACCCGTTCACCAACAAGCCGTTCGTGCACTTCTACGCGACCAAGCGCGTCGGTGGCCAGGTGCTCGATAGCGCGGCGATCAAGCTGCTGAAAATCGAAGCCTAGGCCGTCCCTCCACCCCCTCCCCCCAACCGGGGAGGGGGCTTTGGATTTCAAGATCAGGAGAAGCGCATGAAACGCGCCATCATCGTGCCCGCCGCGCTGGCAGGGGCGGCTTTGGACGAGCTGAAGCAATGGCTGGGCGTGACCACGCCGAGCGAAGACGCCGCACTGAGGGCACTGCTGCGCGCGTCACTGGAAACATGCGAGGCCTTCACCGGACAGATGCCGCTGGCCGCAGAATGCGAGGAAGTCCTCTGCGCCCATGCACATTGGCAGGCGCTCACCACGCGTCCAGTGCAGGCCGTGACCGATGTCGAGAGACTGACCGCTGACGGAAGCCGCATCGCGCTGACGCCGGACGACTATGCGATCGAACTGGAATCTGGAGGACGCGCGCTCATCAGGTTGGCGGGGCCGTTCCCGGCAATGCGTATTGCCGTTCGCTTTACCGCTGGCATGGCAACTGACTGGGAAGGCCTGCCAGACGGCCTTCGCCACGGGGTGTTGCGGCTGGCCGCACATCATTATCGCCAGCGAGAAACCGATACCACAAGGGCTGCGCCTCCCGCTGCGATAGCGGCGCTGTGGCAGCCTTGGCGCAGGATGCGGCTCGCATGATTTCGGCCCGCATTACGGGAAGCGCGCAGATGGCAGCCCGCCTCGCCGCGCAGGTCCGCAAACTGGCGCTCGCCCGTTCGGAAACGCGCCGACGCGGCGCTGGCCGCTGGCGTGTCGCCAGCCTGCTATGGCCCCTTTTCGCCGGGGAGCGATGATCATGGAAACCCTTCTGAGGACTGCCCTGACGCGCTGGCTGAAGTCCGACCCCGCGCTGGAAAGCAAGCTCAACGCCATAACTGAGGAGGCGCCAACGCGAACGGCGGTGCCGTGGCTTGGTATCGTTGCCAGCGCGAGCCGTGATTGGGGCACAAAAGACCGGCGCGGCCGCGAAGTGCGGGTGGCGCTGGAGCTTCATTGCCGTGGCGATGACCCAACAACCGCTGCCGCGACAATCGCCGCAATCGAAGCCCGCGTGGAAGCTTTGCCTGCCCTACAGAAGGGCTTCGCGGTCGCCAGCGTGGCGTTCCTCCGCGCGCGCGCAGAGCAGAGGCCGGGAAACCTCAGGGCCGTTCTGCTGGAATATCGCTTCCGGCTTCTGGCCGGCTGAAGCCCGAAATCCATCTTCGAGGAGAATCGAAATGACTGCCCAGAAAGGTTCTGCCTTCCTGCTAAAGATCGCGGACGATGCCGTTCCACCGGTCTATCAAACCGTCGCGGGCCTGCGCACGACGCAGATGTCGATCAACGGCGATACGGTAGTAGTAACGCACAAGGAATCCGGCGGCTGGCGCGAGTTGCTGTCAGGCGCCGGCACCCGCTCCGTCTCTGTCAGCGCAGCGGGAATCTTTCTCGGAAGCACAGCGGAAGCCGCGCTTCGCTCCAATGCACTGAGCGGCACCATCGCCGACTATGAACTGTCGTTCGAGCATGGCGAGCGGCTTCGCGCGAAGTTCCTGGTCCAGCGGCTGGACTATGCAGGCGACTTCAATGGAGAGCGCAATTACACGTTACAGCTCGAAAGCTCTGGCCCCGTGGTGCCCGCGTGAACCCTGCGAGAGGCGAGGCCGCATTCACGGTCGCCGGCCAACCCCGCGCGTTGAGGCCCACTTTCTCCGCGCTCGTAGCGGCGGAGCAGGAGCTTGGTTCCCTCTACGCCCTCATCGACCGCGCGAGTGAGGGTCAACTACGGCTTGCCGAAGTGACAGCGCTGTTCTGGCACTGCCTGGCCGAGTGCGGAAACCTGACGCGGGACGACATCGGCCAAGCGGTGATGAGCGCTGGCCTGGCGCGATGCGCTGCTCCTCTACGCTGCTTGCTCGGCCAGATCCTGCGCGGCGCCGACGAGGGACCAGCGGGGTGAGCGCATCATTCACCGAGCGGGCGGCGCGGCTTTCCGGGGTCACCTGTCGCGCGCTCGGCTGGGTGCCCGACCAATTCTGGAACGCCACGCCTGCCGAACTGGCAGCGATCTTCGAGTGGGCCGACGCTCAGTGCGGCACGCCGATCCGCCGCGAGGAACTTACTGCCCTGATGGAGCGAGAGCGCAATGGATGACGAGATCGAAACGCTAATGGTTGACGTCCGCGCCAGCACCGCGGGCTTCAAGAACGACATCGATGCCATGCGAGCGACAGTGGACGCAACTCTCGTCGATGGCTTTGCGACAGCAGGAAACGTGCTGGAACGGGGGCTGCTGTCCGCCATCCGGCGGGGAAGCCTGGGGTTCGAAGATCTGAAGCGCGTGGCGCTTTCAGCGATGGATCGGATCAGCACGCAAGCAATGCAGGGCGGTATGGCGAGCCTGTTCACCGCCCCCGCCCAATCAGGCGGCTTGGGGTCAGTTCTTGGAGGCGCGATGGGCGCTTTGCTTGGCTTACCTGGGCGGGCGACCGGAGGCCCAGTTTCTCCTGGTGCCGCCTATCGCGTGGGGGAACGGGGGCCGGAACTGTTCGTGCCGACTTCCTCCGGACGGATCGAAACGACCGGTGCTTCTTCTGGGCGAGATGTGCGCGTCTCAATCCATCTCGGCCCGACGCGAGGGGCGGATGCTCCTACAGCCCTGAGGCGTTCCGCGCGTCAGGTTGCCAGCAGCGTGCGGCGCGCACTGCGAGAAATCTGACCTTCCCAATCGGGGTGAATCAATTGGAGATCAGCTATGGCCTTTTGGCTCGCCCATCGGCGTGACGGACAGGAATTCGACTATATCCAGCGGTTTGATCCGCGCTTCTGGACAGTCGATTTCCCGCGTCCCGAGATGGCTTCCGTCACTACCCCGCGCGCGGACGTGGTGCGGGTGGTCACGGAATTTCACTACGCGAACGCTCTCGCCGGTCTGATCTGGGACAGCGAGGATCGGCTGGACCACCCACTTTTGGCCTACGAGACCAGCCGCGACTATTCCCGCACCACTTTGCAGTTCCGCTGGCGCTCCGCTGGGGTCATGCCACTTGACGCGGTGCACGGACCGACGCTCACAATCGAAGGCCGTACCCCATCGGGCGAGGCGCGAAGCTGGTACGTCCGGTTGTGGAACTATGCGCGCGGAACGCCGGACGATGCCGTCGTAACCCTCCCCTTTTCCGCGATCTCAGGCGACTGGGAGGCAGACGATCCCGTCCATCCAGCCGACATCGACCGTATGTTCATCTCGATAGTACCGCCGGGCTATGATCCTGAAAGCGAGGCGCTGCTCCCATCACGGTCCAATGGGTGGGTAGAACTGAGCGACGTGGCCTGTTCCGGCGAAAAGGCTACGCTCCAAATCGGCGACGTGATGGTTCCGCCGCACGATCTGCACATGGCGACCGCCTATGACGACAGCTATAACCAGGCGCCAGCGCGCCTGCTGCGCAACATGCGCGGGTTGGGTTATCGGGGTGATCTGATCCACTACCTCGGGATGAGCCATTTCTACCGGCTCGCGGCGCACGTTGACGGTCGCTTGCTGGTTGCCGAGCCGGCTGAACTGAACGACCCGGCTAGAGCTTGGCACCAGCAATTTTTCAGTCTCAGCGCAGGCCAGGGTTACAAGCCGATCGCCTCACTTTCGTACGAGCTTTTCGCCGAACATTGCCCGCCCGCGTGGCAGCAGCGGTTCGCGGATGGTTCGCCGGCGCTGACCGGATGGGAGCCGCCATCGACGCTACTCTCACCGGCTAACGAAGACGCGATGGCCTACCTCCAGGCCGTCGCGAGTACCGTAACTGAATTGATGGAGGCCGCCGAACTGCCGGTGGCATTCCAGATTGGCGAGCCGTGGTGGTGGACCAAGAGCGACGGTCGCATCGCGCTTTATGACGACGCCGCGCGAGCAAGCTTCGGCGGAGATCCGCCGTTTATCGCCGATTTGCGCAAGCCATTGGACGCCGCACAGCGCGCCCTGCTCGATCAGGCAGGCACCTTGCTTGCCGCGTCAACGGCAGCGCTGCGCGACGCAGTTCATTCGGCCGCGACAGGGTCGGCCGAGGTGTTGCTGCTTCTGTTCACGCCCACCGCGCTCGATCCTGAGATGCCGGAACTGTACCGCGCGAACGTGCCAAGTGGATGGGCGTGGCCAGTCTATGACCGATTGCAGCTCGAAGACTACGACTGGCTGACCGCCGGGGCCGACGGGCGACGCCGCCAGGGATATTCCGCCATGCAGGAACGGCTGGGCTACCCTCTCTCCCGGCAAGACTATCTCGCCGGTTTCGTACTGACCGCTGAGGACGCCGATCCATTCTGGCGGCGCATTGACGCAGGGATTGAGGAAGCGGCGGCGCGGGGCGTGGAACGCCTGTTCGTGTGGGCCCTGCCCCAGGTGTGCCGCGACGGTTTTACCCGCCTCCCAAGTTCTGGAGCCGACAAGATGGATGCGTTTGACGATCTGCCTTACCCACTGGCGCTAGGTCGCGATGCCGGTGTTGGGGCTGAGTTTTCCACCTCGATAGCAGTAACCGCTTCAGGTCATGAACGCCGTTCCAGCCACTGGAGCGACGCCCGCTTGCACTTCGACGTGGGGCCGGGAATTCGTTCCGAAGCCGAACTGGGCACCCTGATCGCCTTCTTCCGAGCGCGACGAGGTGCCGCGCGAGGTTTCCGTCTGAAAGATCCTTTCGACTTCAGCTCAAACGGGATGACTGACGAGCCCACGCCGACGGATCAGCTTGTCGGGATCGGCGATGGGCTGAAAGCACGGTTTCCGCTCGTAAAGCTCTATGGAAATCCCGAACCGCAACAAAGGCGGATCACTCGGCCCAAGGCGGGCAGCGTGGTTGTGTCGGTTGACGACACGGCCGCGGCTGACTGGTCGCTCGAGCACGGTGGCTGGATCGCGTTCGAGCATGCGCCGCCGTTGGGCGCAGAGGTACGCGCGGGTTTCTTGTTCGATGTGCCAGTACGCTTCGCCGCCGATCGATTGGACGTGACCGGGGCGAACTTCGCAGCGGGCGAAGCGCCCTCCGTCCCTCTGGTTGAAGTGCGCGAGGCTGTATGAGCCGGGTGTTCAACCGCGACACGCTGGAAGGTCTCGCGACATTCTGGCGAATAGAGCGGCGCGACGGGGTAACCTTGGGATTCACGGGACACGACCGGGACCTTTGGTTCGATGATCTGCTCCATCACGCTGCGCCCGGCATGGTGCCGAGCGCACTGCGGCGCTCCGCAGATTTCTCGTCCGACAGCGCGGAGGTTGAAGGAGCGCTGACCCACGACGGGATCTCGCCGCAAGACCTTTCCTTGGGGCGTTTTGACGGCGCGAGGGTGGCAATCGGTGTCGTTGATTGGGAGAGCCTGGCAAACGAAGTGCTCTATCGCGGCGAAATTGGCGAAGTTTCGGAAGAGGCCAGTAGCTTCAATGCCGAACTGCGATCCGCCAAAAAACTGCTGGAGGTCGATCCCGTACCGAGAACCAGCCCAACCTGCCGCGCTCTATTCTGTGGACCGGGCTGCACCCTGAACGCTGCGCGCTTTACCCATGAGGCGGAGGTAGAGGCGATCGACCGTACGGCGAACAGCGTAACCTTCAGCAGCAGTCTGCCGCGCGGATCCATGACTGGCGGCACGGTTCGTTGGATCGACGGCCCTCAAGCCGGAATCACGATGTACGTGAACCATGAGACCGCAGATGCTCTTAAGCTGAATCGTGCGCTGGACGCGGGCTTGCAGCCGGGGATGCGCGCCCTGCTGCGTGAGGGGTGCGACCATACCTTGCAAACCTGCCGAGCGCGTTTTGCAAACTCGGTCAACTTCCAGGGCGAACCCTTCGTGCCGGGTAACGACCTGCTGGCGCGTTACCCGGCACGGCAGACATGAGCGGCGCAGCGCTCGCACGCGCTGCGGAACGCTACATCGGTACGAGGTTCCAACTCCACGGTCGTGATCCGTTGACTGGGTTCGACTGCCTCGGGCTTGTCGCAGCAGCGTTGGCAGAGGTTGGGCACGCTGTCGAAATTCCCCCTCGTTACACGCTTCGCAACAGCAGCCCCGCTCCCTTTCCTCAGCTCCCAACGGAAGCCGGGCTGGTCGAAGTTGAAAGCTCTCCCGCGCCGGGAGACGTGCTTCTCCTCGGAGTCGGGCCGGCGCAGCTTCATCTCGCGCTTGTCGCCACTCAAGGCGGCGTCGTTCACGCCCACGCCGGCCTTCGCCGCGTCGTGCTCACACCCTTCCCGCTCGCTTGGCCACTCCTTCGGCATTGGCGACTTTCGGATTGATAGGTTCCTGCATGGCTACTCTCGTACTTACCGCCGTCGGCACCGCGATAGGCGGACCAATGGGTGGCGCAATTGGCTCGCTGATCGGCAACAGATTGGACCGCGCAGTGCTGGGAGGGCGGCACGAAGGACGGCGCCTGAAGGAACTGGCGGTCACCACCTCCAGCTATGGCGCACCCATTCCTCGACACTTCGGTACTGTGCGCGCTGCTGGAACCATCATCTGGGCCACAAATCTGGTGGAAAGCTCCGAGAGGGGTGGCGGCGGCAAAGGCCGCCCTTCGACAACAACCTTCAGCTACTCAACATCTTTCGCAGTGGCGCTGGCGAGCCGGCCGATCGAGCGGCTCGGACGGATCTGGGCAGACGGCAACCTCTTGAGGGGATCAGCGGGCGATCTCAAGACCGGCGGAGCAATGCGGTTATATCACGGGCGAGGCGACCAGTTGCCCGACCCTCTCATCGCCTCAGCGGAAGGGACTGGCGCGCCAGCCTTCCGGGGTATCGCCTATTGCATGTTTGAATCGCTTCAACTCGCTGACTTCGGCAATCGCATTCCGGCTCTGACGTTCGAGATCGTAGCCGACGAAGGTGAGGTTTCGCTGGTGGAGGTCCTCGCGCCGCTCGGACCTGATGGCAAAGCCCTCGCAACCCTGCCGGGACTGGTGGGATACAGTGATGAGGGAGGATCGCTGACCGAAACGCTCGTGGGACTGGGCCAGCTCTACCCGCTGTCCTGCGATACCAGCGGAGAGAAACTGGCCATACGCGCCGCAGACGCGGTGCCACCAGATCCACCTACGCTCCCAGAGCCAGCGATTGACGACAGTGAGAGCGGCTTCGGTGGATTGGCTGGAACCATCCGACGGCGACAAGCCGACACCGGTAACATCCCGACCGAGCTGCGATACTATGACAGGTCGCGAGATTATCAGCCGGGACTGCAACGTTCTGGCGGGCGGGCGCGGCCCGGCAATGCCCGCGCGATAGAGTTTCCCGGCGTCCTCTCCGCCCAGACCGCGCGCGCACTCGTGAATGCCGCCGCGGAGCGGGAAGGATCAGCGAGAGAAGCGTTGTCTTGGCGCATCGCAGATCTCGATCCAACATTTCGACCGGGAGCCGTGGTGCACGTGCCGGAACAGACCGGCCTGTGGCGCATCGATCAATGGGAATGGGGCACCCATGGTGTCGAGCTTGAACTTAGCCGACTGCCAAGCGGCGGCGCATTCACCGCCCAAACCGATGCGGGCCGGTCTCTCCCCGCCTCCGACCTTGTTGCTACGCCGACGTTGATCACGGCTTTCGAATTGCCCTGGGACGGCAATGGCAGCGGTGATCTGCGACAAATCCACGCTGCGGTGTCCTCAGCATCTGCCGGATGGACCGGCTGCGCACTCTACGCCGACCTGCACGGCAGCTTGGAACCACTTGGAGCTTCCGGCTCGCAGCGCAGTGTCGTGGGGTCGCTTATAGCGGCGCTCGCCCCCTCGCCCGCGATGCTGCTGGAAGCAAGCGCATGGTGTGAGGTCGAATTGGCCTCTGCGGATTTCGTGCTGGTGGGTGCAACGCCTGAAGCGATAGCCTCCGGCGCGAACCGGGCACTTGTCGGCGATGAGGTGCTGCAATTCGCTCGCGCAACCCCGCTTGGAAACCGGCGGTGGCGCATCTCGGGATTGCTGCGCGGGCGAGGCGGTACCGAAGCGGCGGCGCAGGCGGGGCAGTCACCCGGCACCCCATTCGTGCTATTGGATGGTAGCCCGGTACGGATTGATCCGGCAGACTTGGGGGCGGCGAACGCTATTGCCGCCATCGGCCTTGCCGATGTCGATCCGGTAAGCTCATCGGTCATCAACCCGGGCGCCACCTTGCGACCACTCACGCCGGTCCACCCTCGAACACAAATGCACGCGTCTGTGGTCACCTGCAGCTGGACGCCGCGAAGCCGGGGTTCGTGGCATTGGCCGGACGGTGTTGACCTTCCGACTAATGAGCAAGCGGAGAGCTATCTCATCGGCGTCGGACCCGCCGATGCGCCATCAATTAGCTGGCGGTCAGGAGAACCCTCCTTGACCTTCACGACCAGCGAATGGGCTACCTTGGCTACCGCTTACAGCAGTGAGGCGATTTGGGTTCGCCAGGCGGGTAGCCATGCCCTTTCCGATCCCCTCCTTCTGACGACCTTCCCAGCCTGA